CAGATCATCAACATAAAGAATAGTAGCGCTGGCGATTGTTGCGTGATTTAATCGAATAACTCCAGATCCAGGATCGCTGTCTGTTGTAGAGGTTGCAAACTTGAATAAGGCAGAATCCCCTCCAGCTGGCAGATAATCAGCAACAGTAGCTAAATCACCACTACTATCAAATCCCAGCGTTTTGCTCGCTCTAGTTGATGCGTTTTCCGTAAATTCACTTGATGTAATCGTGTTAGTACGACTTAGTTTTATTGATCGACCTAGTTCCTCGTCGTGCTGCTGCACCATTCTGACGATCTTATCCATGTTTGTTTCAAGCGTTTCTGCTGGAAATGGATCGTTAGCAACAAGGTTCATTGATTGCGTATTTGATAATTCAGATCTTATAACAACAGTTTCACCGGATGCCGGTCTGTAATCTGTAGAGGAATAATGAGCATCACTGGATGTGCCAGTATTATATTTGAATAAGACAGTACCACCGGTAGACACACCAGCACCGGTCACTATGTAATGCGTATCTTTTGTTTTTACAGTTTCCGTTCCAGCGCTTGACCGGATAATAACTGTCAGATCTCCCTCTGCAAATATAGGAAAATCATAAGCAAAAGAATGAGTCGATCCGTCTCCCGAATATGACTTCGAGATTGTTGTAGTGCTAATTGTCATATTTTTTACCTCGTTAGGTTCTCAAAACTAGGAGCTCTTTCCGGCCACTCCCCTCTAGGCCACCAATGCTGATTGCCATTATCTCTGAAATTCTTTCTGTCTAAATTGCGCCATTTCCTATGAATATTAGGATGTGTCATTTCCTGCATATGATCCCAAAGCCCTCTTTCTAGCGCCATACGGAGAAACCACGCATTACCACCCGGAAAATATCTTTTTGTGAAATCAACTAAATCTGAGGCTATCTCTGTATCTTCTCCTGCAAGTATATTTTTTCCGGCTTGATAAGGAATATTAAGTGCATCAGAAACAAAACTAGCTACAGGGCCAGCTATTGTTTCCGGTAAACCTTGACCATAAGTTTCAGAGGTAGCACTTGATAGAAAATCGCCATATATTCCAAGACCCCCCGAATATAACATTGCCTCTGCCCAAAACTTAGGATTATCCATAGGCCGTGGATCTTTGCCTTTTGCTAATTCTTTCATCTGCATACCAAAGGCCGCCATAATTGCTCCACCTATTATAAACTGCGTAGCATAGCCTAGCCTGCCCTTTGCTACTTGCTGTACTGCCCGTGTTATATGAGTATTCAAAATTGTAAGCGAAAAGTTTTTATACATAGCAAATGAACGTGCTAATTCTCCAACCAAAGATCCCCTTGTTGTACCCCCTGTTAGGGCAATTTTTGATCGCAGTGATCCGGTAGGAACAGCAAATTCCGTCTCAGTATTTATCATTTCTAGTATGCGCGTTGCGTACTTCTGAGCAACTTCCGGCGCTATATCCGTTCTTTGTATTAGGTTTTGAACACTAAAAAATGTTGCTCCCTGTTCTTTCATCAACGGTGTTTTTCTAATTAACGCCCAATCCGCTGCATCAAATCCATATTTTTCTAACGATTCCTTTGAATATTTCGGTAAATCATCAAATTTTTTGCCGGCATTATCCGCCATTGTTCCAAGAAATTCCTGACCAAACGCCCATCTATTTGCCTGTGTCCACGGCGAAAGAAAAGTCGCTCTTAATATGCCATCACTAATTCTTCTGGTAATCTCCGGGCCCGAAACCTCACCAACATAGCGCATTTGAGCCGATGCCATTTGGATCCATCCGTCAGCAATTAATCCCTGTCTTGTCGCTAGTGCACCTCTTTCCTTCATTTTGAGAGGGTTCATGTGCCGTAAAACCTGATGAAGTGTCTTAACTTGTGGCAAGCCATTCATTTTTCTTGCTAAAGCCTGACTGTTTAAATCTGTCATCGCTGTCCAGAATGTTGATCCAAGCTGTGCCGCAATAAGCATATTTCGCGTTCCTGCTAGAAAATTTGGAATTAACCCACCTACAGGCGCATCATATTCTCCTGTATGCGCTCTATATAAATTTTCAATTGTTTTCTTAGCTCTTGTTTCTTTTGAAAACCATGACTCTCTTTTCTTTTCATCATTAACGGCTCTTGATCTTTTTCCTAACTCTACCTTTATCGCATCTGTAGTAAGACGAGGATTTGGGCCTAATATCTCCATCATCGCAATATCTCTCGACATTGTTTTAATATGACCCATCATCGTATCAAATATGTTTTCCTCACCAAACATTTCCTGATACTTCATCCAGGCTTCAGGATTTTTAAATTTTAGAAATCTGTGATCCTGCCGGCGATTAGCCATAGACCGACCCTTTAACGTCTTACCAGAGGGAATGTTATACCCCTCGCCCACGACATTATCGTACATCTTATCCAATGCTTCATCTAAACGTACTGGTGAAAACGGCAGACCGGTTTCTGCATCAATCATATTTTCAATATCAAGCATACCGCCTTGCACAACGCTGTCGCCCATAACACGCTGTTTCCATACGTCCTTAGTAACCTTTCTAAATTTATTAGCTCTGTGTATCTGCGGAAATCCCCAGTTATCTAAAAGTGCTATATCGCCACCAGCTTGATTAAATCGTTTTACCAACTGTTGATTTACTCGTTTCCATGCCTCAGCCATTTCACGGGCACTCTGATTGCCGGTGCTTTTGCCAAAACCCTCATTAATAATATCCTCTAATTGCGCTTTCTTTGGCGTGCCTCCAATAAGATTTCTCTTAAATGTTTTGAGTATTTGATCCATTTGGCTAAAAGCTAAACCCTCTATAGCTTTTCCACGCGCCTCTACGGACGAAAATTTCTGATCTCTAACGTGTCCAAAAAGACCAACAGCAGCATCAAAAGGATCTTGCTGTCCAAAAACATTTCTGTGGGTATTTAGGATATTGAGTATTTCCTGCCACGTTTTTGCATAAAGTATTTTCTGGCGGCGTTTTTGGAATTTCTGTCTCCTTATAGCTTTCATTGTATCAACGGCGGCTCTCGCTGCTGCCGGTGCAGACGCCATATTCCCTCTGTACTGCTGATCTAATTCATCGAACAAAGCCTTAATTTCATTGGCTTCCTGCGTGTCAATTTTGCCAACGCCATCATCAATACATTTCTTAAAATCACTCATTTAACGCAGTATCCCATCTTATCGAGAATATCTTTATCCTTCTCAATTTCGTCTTTCATATCTCTTAAACTCTGAAAATTAACCTGATCCTTACCATCAAGATCTCTTGTAACGCTACTTGGTACTTCTATCGCCTCTAATTCCAGGTTATCTACATCTTGAAACAAATCCGCTTCCATCTGTTCTGTTTGCTTTTCAAATACAATATTGTCCGGATTATCAAATCCCTCTAAGTGTTCTTCCGTTGCCTTAACTGGTATGCGGCCGTTTTGCGGCGGAGCATCGACAACGCGTCCAACGTCGCCAAGAACTTGCCTCGCAAAATCACCGCGTCCAATTGATCCTCTGACAGCGTTGACAAAGCGTTCTGTAGCCTCTCCGAAATCTCCGGTTCTCTTTGCATGCTTTGCGGCGGCTGAGAGGTCATCACTGAGCTCTCCTTTTCTGTTTGCAAGCGTGACGATGGAGTCGATTGCTCTGCTGTCATTTTCGATTTTTTGCTCATTGGCACTCCTTGCTAATTTGTTTCCTTCGCTCTCAAATTTCGTTTGATTTTGCACGATTGTATTGAAAGCACTCCTATCTCTTTTCAACTCCTTTACGGCTCTATCCATAATCTTTGCACGCTCAAAGTAAAAAGATTCAGCCTCTAACTCTGTTCCAAATAAACTTGTCTGTTCGACTTGCTCAGTACCGCCCTCCAATACTTCACGAACCATAGTTGATGCCTGCATTTCGTTTTCAGGCTTTGCCTTGGCTAATACCTTCATAGCTGCCAATTGCAACTGCTCATCTTCCGGAATTAACCGTCCTACATACTGCGCGTATTGAGGAGGAACAATGTCATTTACAAACATTCCATAAGCCTCATCGCTTTTTAACTTTATAATACCTCTCGCCTGACGTACTACTGCACTTCTAGGCGGCAATATTTTTGCTAACTTTGGATCTGTCCTTAGAACCTTAACCATATCAAGAACATTGGCATAACCTTCGTTCATATTCTTAACGGCCGCTAAACTCATTGCCTCATTTGTCGTAATTCCATCTGATTCTCGCAAGCGAAAACCGGAAAGAGAAATATCAAGATCCTTGTTTTGATTCATTAATCTTTTGGCTAATGCTAACCGCTGATGACCGTCAACAATAAAGGTATCTCCGTCTAGCTTTTCGTACACAACAACGGTTCCCGACGACATTGGATCCCATGTTTCAACGCCTTGTAGTCTTTCGGTCACACCAAACTCATCTCCAAAGTCTTTAAACTGAAAAGTCTTGGCGTCTACCTTTATATTTTTTGCTTTAAATGTGCCAATTACATCATTGATTTCATTGACTTCTTTTGTACTGTTTATTACCTTTGGCTTTGGATCGGCAGCGGTTTCCGGTACAACCTCCATAGATTTTAATTCAGCCTCAGTACGTTCTCTTAATTTCAAAAGATCGTCTATTTCCTCTCCCATTGCTTCCCATTTTAGGTAACCTTCGGACTCTGCAATAACTTCATCAATCTGCGTTGTGTGTAGAGAATTATCCGCATCAAATAATTCATCGCCATTTTCACCAAAAATTTTCTCTTTCTTTAAATTTTCGTAAATCTCAAAATTAAATTTAAGTAACTCGTCACGCTCCTTTATTTTACCCTCAAGAACCTCACTTATATTTTCAATTTCTTCTGTTGTTTTAACTATCTCTGGATTTGCTACTTTCTCTAACTCTGACTTTAACGGAGCACTTGTGGGCTCCGGCATATCCGGTGCTTCATCATTCCGAATGGCAGTATTAACTTGCTTAACTCTTTCTACATGTTCCGCAGTATCCTCTAGTGGTGAGTTCTGATAGGTGCTTTCTATCGTATCCAGTAATTCTTCACTTGCTCTGGCGCTATCCGATAACTCTTCACCAATTGACCGACTACCGCCTTTCAACGCATTATAACCCTTTTGCGCCTGCTTTGCCGTTAGTGTTACCGTATCTTTTCCTATCTTAAATGTTAACGGAAAGGCCGCCGATAAAGCTGCTGACGCCGCTACGTTTCTTAGAAAATCACTAGATGAATAAGGTAAACCCAATTCCTTATACCAATCCATAACCTCCAGCTGAATTAAACTCTCTGTAGAACCACCAATGATTGCTTCTCTCAACATCATACCAGATACATTTTTAGTCGCGTTTACAGCCGTTCCCAATATCATTGTTTGGAGTACAACCGGATCGTTAATAGTCGCTACCATAGCGCCGGTAAAACGCGCTAATCCTTGCTTCCAAGACCCTGATCTATCTGCTACTTCATCATAGTTTTCAGACTCATGGATAGCGTTTTTAACAGCACGATCTATAATGAAATCATGTGTAAGACCACTTAGCTCCTCACCTAATGTTTCCTCATTATTCTTTATGTAATCCATTACCTTATTAACGTAATGATTATACATTCTCTGCGGATGACCATGCGTAGCACCGCCATCAAGAATACCGACGTTTAGACTCTGCGCCGGGTTCTTTAATCTCTCTCCGGTTTTGGACTCAATTTCTTTAAGAAATGGATCCCACGCATCGCGTAGCATCTGTGCTCTTGAGTTTGAGTTTCCTCTGGCAATCGACTCTCTAAAGCCAGCATCAAAACTCTCACTAAATGTTGCCTGACTTGTATCAACGCCATCATACATATCAAGATAGCTTTCATCGCGCTTTCTAAGAAATACGGTACTCATTCTTCAAACCGTCCTTTTCCTCTCCAGGAGTCAAAATAGCCACGATCATAATTCTTCAGATCCATGAACCTTCTGTCACCAATAATTTCCATTAGATCTATTACGACATTTTCTTGATTTCCAGGATGCCTAACCACAACGCCTTTACCGCCATACCTATCTTTCTCAAAGAGAAAATATTTTCCATCACCGGCAGCTCGCAGTACATAGCTGTCATTGGTTCTAATATCCTGTATAAGACTATCCGGCAGTGGATCCACAACATTACTACCCCGAAATTTCATTTCATTCAGAGGGATCATAGCATTGCTGAAATTATCCAGAATTGCCAAAGCCGTATTAGCATCCATTTTTATAGGAAGAAGTGTGTTTTCATCCCTGACTTTTTGTATGCCACCCGTGTTAAATTGCGGATTATGCCCTAGCACCGCATTAATAGATCTATTGAAATCAGATTGCACAAATTCAATTTGACCGCCTTGCGTTCTACCCTCTCCTCCGGTATATCCGTTGTAATGATACTTTGCTAAATTAAAAACGGCTCCCTGAGCTTGTATATCTAAAAACTCAAGAACATTTGCTAAATTTGAATTATCAGTAAAATCGCGAAACCAACCATTAAGTACGTCTCCCTCTTTTATTCCTATTTTGGCTTCTATCCTATCCATACCCCTCATTATCTGAAGCGCATCTTTTCTCTGACCATTGTTAATAAGCGCACCCATAATAACCAGTTCGTCATTACCCTTCTCGCCCATCTGCATAAAAACATCACGGGCTTTTGGGCCAAAACCATCAACAATACTGCCTATAAAATCTAATCTGGTAGCTGCTGGTGTTCTTTCGTCATTCCAGGTTGCACTAATATTATCTATTTCACTCTTCGTAAGGTACTTTATTGTCGGCTGGTTCCAATGCGCCTTTGCTTTTTCAGCCTGCATCATTCTCTGCTGAACGGCTGTTTTATCTAAATTACCATCATCCTTCCAAAGACTATTTAACTGACCAGGCAGATTGCCTAAATCCGTATCAGCCAAAATTTCTGAGTCATTTGACAGCTTTAAAGGATCATCCACAGAAAGTTTCTCAACCGTCTTAATGCGTTTCTCAATATAATCCATCACATTGAGCTCCGCCTTTTTATCCAGACTACCTTTTTTGCCTCTGAAATTACCTTTTTTTACCTCGTCTAATATCGTGTTTAAATCGTTAACATCACCCTTCATAATCTGTGGATGAAGATCTCTATATAGAGCTAATGTTTCTATCTTATCAATAACGGTTGACCGTGCACCATCGAGATTCCTATATATTTCAAGGGACTTTGTAAGCGCGGTAAAATCATCATTATTAATAATTTCGCCGTTCTCCATAGCGGCAAGTGCAATATCAGTCGTGTTCTCTAAGGTATTTCCCATAGCAACCGTTGTGGACTTAGACGATTTTCTGTCAAATCCATAAACCGTTTTTAAATCGGTAATGGCGCCACCCCATACCTTCGCTAGTTCATCATCATTTAACCGCGTCATCCGTCTATATAGGTTTTCTGCTCCTTTCAACGGCGCTGGTAAGGACGTTTGTTGCCCTGGTGGGCCTGCTAGTAATTCTCCTTTTCTGCCATCAATAATTGCTTTTTGTAATGCCGCTAAAGTTGTTTCTGCCATACCTGGATTGCTGGAAACATAAGCGTTTATAGCACTTTTTAATCCATTTAACTCCATAGCCTTTACAGAGGCTAAGACACCACCCTGACTAGCACCGGTTTGAGAAACAAGGCTGTTTCCAACAACGCCAACTGACTTCATTACGTCATGCGTATCGGCAGGAGACATTCTCCAGTTTGAAAGCTGATTTTCACCTAACAGCAATTTTCTTGAGAAATTACCGGCACTTGCCAGATTAACACGCCTGTCTATCTCGTTTCTTAATTGATTACGGTGCTTTAATTCGTTTTGCTTAAATCGTAAGCTAAAGGCTTTCTGACTGTATTTATCGCTTCCTATTGTCTCTAATAGCTTGTTTTTTATTGCTTCTGATCGCTCTGTCCATAAAGGATTATCACCATCAAGAACCCTATTGTAATCTGGCGATTTCTCCAGTTCGTTCTTTAAATTCATAAGCGACTCATCCGCCGCTAGATCTGCCTCGTTCAACAGATTATTTCGCGTAATCTTATATCGCTCTAAGCTAAACTTTGCTACTTCATCAGCAAAAGCCGTTAATGGCGCTCCCTTTGCCAACTCTGTCTGTGCTGCAAGCTGTACGTTTTTTCTAGCGGTAAATGATTTACCCGGCGCCTCCGACGTTGCCTGAGACTGCGCTTTGTATATTGGTATTCGCATAAATCACCTACGCATTATAGAGTGTATTGGCCGCCGTGCCGACACTTTGAATAAGGCTTTTTGTTCCCTGCGCTCTCAATGACGCCGCATAGGAACCACCTTCCATTCTTGCTAATTGAGCATTTAATCGTGCATCTTCCTGTGCATCATCAATCTGCATATTAACAACGTCATTATTAAATTCGTCGTTATCCAACTCAAACTGCATTTCTCTTGCATTATCTCTTAGAGTAGATATTGGCGTGCCCTCCGTAACATCTATACCGGCATAAGCATAATTCGCTTTAACTTCGCCCTGTACGGCAGAAAACGCACCTACTTTTCTCTCTGAAGAAATATCATAATTGGCATTAACAAATCGTCGTTGTTTCTCAAGCAAATCAATATCGCGCTCTATTAAATCAGCGTTAAAATTTGCCGCTTCCTGCGCCGCTGCTGCGGCATCATCTGAGGCTCTTTTGCTTTGTATTCCGCCTAGTAACGACGATCCAGCGGATACCAGATTTAAAAAAGTTAAAAACTCCACGGCATTACCTATATATCAAAAGTGTTCATTCGTGCATACAACGCCAGGACTGTGAGAGGTAAAGGCTGTGTTTGCCTTACATAAATACGCTCATCTTCCTCAAAGCCACCGGAAAACTCGATATCCTTATCACCGGTAAATAGCTCAACAGCTGTATCCATTGCCATGCTGCTGTCTCTAAAAGGCACTCGGTCTATATCATCAGATGATGATCCTACCTCTAACCCTACTGTTCTAAATAATCGCAGTGTTATATGGTGTATTCTCTTTGGTTTACCCTGACTGGTTCCATCAACGGATCCGGACTCAAGCCTCAATGTTTGTAAATTTGATGTATAACCCAATCCGACCGCCGCCGTTGTTGCAGATAAATCCAGAGATACAGCACCGCTGCTAACCGCTTTGTCTGCATGTGATCCTCCGTTGCCTAGTATAGAAACAGTAGCGCCCTCTAAATGATATAAACCACTAAATGACGTAACCGCACTACCAGAATAGGTTAAGCCGCTATCAACAAAGAAAGATCCGGTAGCAACTGTTCCAAAATCAAATACATTTAATTTCTCTACATATCTTTTTGTTTGTGAGTTGATCGTTCTTTTAACAATCATATATAATTCATCTTCACCAGTATCCGTCGGTAATGTCGCTATACTTTCGACAACTGCATTTCCGGTACTAAACACACCGCCAATTGTGTGCTTGTGCCAGGCAACAACCTGTTCCTCACGGCGATACGTCATTCCCAATAAAACACCATCAGAACGCAGCGCCCATACAACACTGTCCGGTTCCTGCTGATAGGCAAACTCTGTAATACCGCCCTCGGTAATATGTTCTGCCAGTATCGTCATGTCCGGCGCTGTATAGCCTCCGGCATCAATATCACCGACATATCTAAATTCTCTTACCTTTCGATTGCCACGCTGGACAAATAGCGTAACATCCGCCACTTGCACCGGATCTATCGCTGCTGTGCCGTAATTACTATACTTTCGTATTAGCGTTGTTGTAGGCGTGATAGGGCCGTCATTCGTGGTTGTTACCACAAATTCTCCTCCAGCTGTGCCAACTGTCATAACACGCGTAGCTGTTAGCCAGCGAATTGCGTTTACCTGATTACTTGCAATCGTATAAACCAGAGCATGATCCGCATCAGTACCGGTTGTAAAATTGGTATAATCCGCTGTTTTTGAAAACCATATAGTCTGCGGATTGTCGTTTGTGTTAGCAAATACCAGCCTTTGCTCAAAAAACGTGACCACACTTGGGTAATTATCGGTGGCATTATTTAAATTCGGACTTGGCGTTCCGGAGATCGATGGTGTTGCAAAAGTCCAGCTGGTATGGCTGGATCGCGTTAACGTCCTAATCGCATAACTAGGATGGACGATATACATTGTGTCGGCACTTTGAGCAAATCTGATATCTGGTAATACCGACTCTGGATAAGGTGTCGCCACCTCCAGAATTTCATTAGCTGTACCGCCGCTTGAATACGCTGTGAAATCGGTAGTATTAATCGCAGTTCCCCATAGATCCGTCAGCGTAAACGTATGCGTTGTCGAGTTAGCAACTTTATAATTTCGTCCGTTCAATTCAGTCATACCGGCAACTGAGGCAATATAAACCTCGTCACCATTAGAATATCCGTGTGATGTTGCTGTTATTACACCAGGACTTGCCTGCGTTGCGCCCGATATAGTCTTTGTTGTACCCGATAAAACCTGCTCACCATTGCGGTAAATCCGCATGATTTGCTCGCCAAACTCAAGAATATAAGTATCCGTTGTTTTAAATTGAAACGGAATAAGCCTGCATTTAACGCTGCTTGTCTTAACTTCTCCTAAAAATTTGGTTCCGGGCCTGCGTGCCACACCACCATGCGGCATTGAAACCATGTTTGTTAGGTCAGATAATCCTTCTCTGTATTTCTCAATAGAAACCCTGCCCTCTAGTCTTGGCGAGATTTCGCCTGCCACAAAGGACTGTATTGCTGGCGCTGAACGTGCCATTACAACCTCGATTCAATTAGATCACTTGCCTCAATGCGCTGTGGCGCACCTTCTGTTGCATCAATAAACCTAGCTTCTCTTAATCTCTCGTCATATAAGGCTTTTTGCAACTGCACCACGGTCGTTGAACCAGTAAGCGCATACGCTATTGTATAAGCCAATCGAGCCGATAATGTGCCAACAAGACCGGCATCATATTCATTTGGATCCTCAGATCGCGCTACATACTTAATTTTTGCTACTGTTTCATCTGTCAGCAGCTTTCTTCCCTCAATAACAAATACACTGCCACCAGCGTTGTTTGTGAGGTTATCAAAAGGATAAGTAAAAGAACCATTCGAATATTCAAGGACTCTTAGACAATATGGATCCGCCGGTAAGGTATAGGAATAGTTATAACCATAATCCGGTGCGGTCGCATCTTGCGCTAAAGTTGCCCTTTTAATTAAGCAGTTCCAGGGATGAGCACGAAAAACCTCGTTGCGGACATTGGCGTACACCTGATTAATAACACGCGCAGCTTTAGAGTTTTCATCCATACTAGTAATGTTTGTTGCTCCAATCGCATTAAGCGCATTATTAGAAATTTCCACAACACTCGGCATTGCTCACCCCTGGTTAATTTTAAGTTACGACGTATTCGATCATAAATGATAGATCGCCAGCTGTGTCGCCAGCCGCATCAAAAATCAAGCCGATATTGTAATATCCGCCTGGATCAGATGATTGACCAGCATCTTCCCACACTTTTTGACCCATCAAATTGATGTTACGCGCTTCAAAAGCTACCTCAGTTCCGGTAGTGACAGCAGCACGAAGATCGGTGATCGCACTTGCGTAGCAATCATCATCAACCGCTGTGACGTTACCATCAGCTGTCCATAGACCAACATCACAAGTGTTTGTACTTCCACTATCCAGGTCGTCATTGAATAGCTTGATACTTGTTACACTCGCGTTAGTCGGAATAGGAGCCAACATAACTGTGTCACTAGCACTCAAATCACCAGCAGCTAGAGCGATTGTGCCTTGCAAAATTCGCTTAACTCCATGCATTTGATGTGCTGGATTCATCACTTGAGGTGAGGCTTCAAAATTGGTTACTAATGTAGTATTAACATTTGCCATTATTCAATCCTCCTACTCGTTACACGCAATTTCGACTACCATTTCTTCCTCAAGACGGCTGCTGCCGAAAGAAGAACAGTAATAGATCTGCGTGCTGTATGACTTATCTGATCGTTCGTCAATTCTGGCAGTAGGCTCTTTGCCCATTCCCAAGACCATCCCCTCTTTAGCATACGCATAGCAAAGCCTTGAGGTTCCGTTATCTTTTAAACGATTAGATGTTATAAATTTAAAGCCGAGAAAAGTATCCATCTCTCCTTGAACTAGCGCCTTCACCGAATTGAAATCTGCGCTTGTTACTGTGGTAGAGTTTAATAGATCTTCTATCTGCTCTGGTGAAACAACAATAAATCTCTCTATTGAGGGATCCACGCTGTTTTGATCTAGGATCTTCTTTGCACTAACCAATTTTGCAATCGTTAGTCCAGCACCACCATGAGCGATTTTCTGCCCACTAGGTAAAGCTGTTGAAGTTCCACCCGATACACCGGTTTTAGCTGTACCGCCTAAAGCTGCGATGATTTCATCATCCATAGCTCTACCAATAGCGGCTGCCGCTGCCTTTGCGTATGTTGACTCTGGAGAGATCAACATGCGGATTTTGTCCTGATCGTCAACCAAATCAGCATATTCATAATCCGTCATTGTCACCATTCTTCTCGCATGAGGTGTATCCATTAATGGGGTATCTGAGTGACGGCTGGATCTAGCTTGTGCTACACCGGAACCGATCTGCTCGAAAAACCCTTTTTCTCCGTTAACCGTCTCAGTTCTCACAGAATTACGCAGTAATGAACCCATTTGCTGCGATAATAATGATACGTTCTGAGAATATTGATTAACGAAAGCAGTAGTAATTTGTGTACTCATTTAAAGTACCTCCGTTAAAAAGTTGAAATTTAGGTGGGTTGTCTCGCAAAAAGGCCCAAAAGTTTTTACCGTGAAGGATCCGAAGATTACCCTTCTGGTTCTGGAAATAATTGCTCATTGATCTTTAAAACACGGTCAACGTATTTTTGATGATCGGGATGAACATTACTCCAATATGGTGTGCCAGGCTGGATGAGTTCCCGCTTTTCGCGCTCAAGTTCCTCCGGCGTGCTAATTTGCTCACTTGTAGGCCCAACCAGGGTATCTTCACTTATCTGGTCAGCTAAAGCCGCAAACATTCTTATTATCTGTGGATTATCACCCAAATGGGTTCCGTCCTTTAGTTGTATATTTCCGAAAATATCATCAGATCCCAATAGATGAACAGCAGCGCCACGCGCTCTCTCCAGCTTTTGCTCTAACGCATTTCCCCATTCCTTCTGCAATTCCGCACGATTATCAGCAATCAACTGATTGGTATTTAATTCGGACTGCGCGGACGCCTGATTAAAAGTTTCGCTTAGAAAATCAACGACTTTAGAGGCTTGATTACCGTTTAAACCAACGGATAATGCTGTTTCCTTAAAGGCTTTTTGCTCGTCAGCCGTAAAAGTTTCCGGAAATTTTACATCATAACCATCAATATTCGCCGGTGCGCCCAGCTTTTGATAAACTTCTAGCCTTTCCTCATCCGTTGCATGCTTGCCCGGTATCGCTACTTTATCCGCACCAATCATGCGTTGTGCGTGCATATATGATTTTGCTAAACCATTTACGTCTTGAAAATTTTTGAATATAGGGTTGCCCTTAAACTCCTCGCCCAGCGTATCCGCAAAAGCTACCGGAGTTTCCTGTGGTTGTGTTTCTTGAGATTGAGTTTGCTCAATTACCTCTGCTGTTTCATTCACTGTCTAGATCCTTTCTTTTTGGTTCCATCATTCTTAAAATTAATAGGACAGCATTGCGCTGACCCTCGAAAAACGCACTCTCATAGGGATCGCCCGGAACGTGCGTGGTTTGCTGAAAACCAAATCTGGCTTTCAAATCGTCCAATACTTTTGCGCCATCTTCTGTAGTAAACACCTGACGATAAATACGCTGTAAATCCTCTAACTCCATCATTCAGCCGTATCCTGACCGCTTTGCATTGCCTTTAATAATGGCGCAACATTGCGTGCCTGCTCACTGTTTTGCATCTCTTGCTGCTGCTGTTGCTCCATTATGGCCGCTTCCTGCGCCTGACGACGTACTGCCGCCACCTGTTCATTTGATAAGATGACCCTTGCAGGCAGACCAGTAATATCCACGATGTACTGCGTTAGACCATCCGGATCAAAATAATCGGTAATGCCGGGAATAACCTCCGCTAACTGTGTCATAATCTCCACACCGCGTATTAAATTCTGTAAATCACCTATTTTCTGTGCTTTAGCAAGCGGTGAAACGTACTCAATATCTATATCTTGTCCTTGAAGTTCGTCAGGAGCCGGCGGTAGAACACCTTGGGAAAGCAGTAGTTCAAAGGTTCGGGAAATTAAGGGTTGTAATAATTCTGACTGCAAGCGTCCTAATACCGGCCCTAACATTCTTAAACGCTCCTCCTGCATCTGTAGAGTCTGCGTTGCTGTCATTGTTTTATCTGTAGAAGCTAATAACTGATCGACATAAAAAATACGGCGTATCTGATCCTGACGCCTTTCTTCCGCGTTTATTTGTAGAAGATTGTTCGCATCTGTTTTTAAAGGCTCTATTCTGTCTCTGGAGCCTGATCTATAGAAATTTAAGGCGCCTGGGGTCGTTCTAACCGGCAGGACATAACCATCATCCGGAACCATTAACGGTGGATCCAGCTGCTTTTGTGCGGCTCTAATACCAATCTCGGCCATCTTTGATACCATCATTGTATCGGCTAATGAGGTATGCGCCGGTGAGTGTCCATATACACTTGAGCTATCCTTGGTAAAGCGTGGTGTCGCTATCGGCATGGAGTCAAAACCACTCTCCTGCATTAACGTCTTAGTATCAAAACAGTAATGCACGGATGCAAAAGGTTTATCTTTAGCGGTTGTCTTGCCTGTATCGCCTCTAGGGTAAATCGCATTGATTATCGGAAATTTATCTAATGGCGCGTGCTCAAGCGCCTTTTTTATCTTATCCGATAGATTATTCTTCCCAAATTTCTGCTCCGCCTGTCTCGCTGTGAGCTCATATTTACGATAAACCGTGTCTACCTTGCCCTCATGGTTCTCAGCTATGTAAATTTCTGCTATATGCCTTGCGGAAAAACGTAGATCCTGACCCATTTCCTTCTCAATAGCCAGTGCCGCCGTACCAAAAACCACTAAATCATAGTATAATTCGTGTATTTCCTGCTGAAAATTGGATCTCTCCAACTCCTGATACATCTGTTGCGTGCATATCTCTAGCCATTCGTTCACTCCATCGTCCATCTGGAGCTCTTTATTGCGAAATCGCATAGCGAACCACGGCACTGAAGGGGAGGTAAGTGTGCCGTGTAGGTTCGCAGCTAGCAATTCGACCGCATGTTGCGCCGTGGAGTCGAATATCTTTTGGTCTTTTCTCTCTCCGGCGGCGCGTCTGCGTACAATATCCGCCTTTCGGGGTAGAAAATAGTCTGCTACCTCCTGCCAGCGCTGCTCGATATTGCTTCTTTGCGTCTGAAGAGACTCAAATCGCTTGTGCAATGTGGTAACTAATTGCGATGATTTGTCCATTAACACTTACTTTCTTGGTTTTTTGGGCTTTTTATAGGGCTTTGGCATTAGTAATTCCCTTCCATCATGGTTTTTCTTTTCTTTTTTCTAGGCTTTCCGCCCTTCATTCGACCCTCAAAGCGCTGCATCATGCGCTCCATAGGATCAATATCCATTGATATTGACATTCCGGTGATAGGCTGATTGGAAACACGACCCATTAAACCGGCTACATTCCTTGGTTTTCGTACTCTCACGCTATTAAACCCTTTAATTTTCTCTCTGGTCTGGTTGGTGCATCGCCTAATAACCCTTTTGCACTGGTTAAAATCGTTGCTTTCTTGCCTTTTTTCTTTGTGGCAATCGCTTCATCCTCTAAAGCACCGCTGCTTGTGTCATCTTCACCAACATCTTTCGGCGCTGCCGGCGGTGTCGGCTCTGTTTCGGTAGCCGCTGCTGGTGTAGAAGTTGAAGTCATCATAGTTGGTGCAGCTGTACTGCCCGATTTCTGCTCATATCCCCTTGTTTCTCTGACAGATCGACCGGTATTTGGATCGGTACGCTCTCCGCCTGGATCCACCATATCCGCCAAGTCTGCCATAGCTTTTTCATTGGCAGCTTTACCAGCCTCAAATGCTGCCTTACGACCTTCTGGACTTGTATCTACTGTTTGTCCTGGTCCGGCTAAAAATCTATCTAACCTGGTAGGCTCTTTGAATTTCATGCTCTCGCTGGCTTTTTGGATACTAGACCCAAAATTTTGAGCGCCACCAGATATCATATCCATAAATGCTGAAAAAAATCCCATACTATCTCCTAGAATACGCGGTATTCATTCACCGCTGTTTGCTGTGGTGCCTGAAACTGCCGCTTATTTTCTCTTAATCCTACCGCCGCATAACGAAACGCATCGGCGCTGTGTGAGCTCCAATCGTGCTTTATTGTTTTAGAAAATGATCGTGTTCGCTCGTTATAGACACGATGATACTGCCGTAATGCCTCAAGACCATGCTTACAGTTATCCCTATCAAACCATGATCGAGCCAATAAAAGCTGTCCTGCGTGGATCCCATCATCAATAGGTAGTTTGGGAACAACGCGAAAGTTCAATCCCATTTCCCATGCCACTTCCCGTCTTGATTTACCTGATCCTAATTCCCTAACCTCAATGTCGTGTGGCGCGTAATGACAGTCATATAGATACTCACGTTCCTGTAATATCCTAGCGTAATGGGGTAATCCCTCACCTCTTGCCTCATAATAATCTATAAAATGTACGGCTCTCCCTACGACCTGCACAAACCAAATCGCCGTGCTGTCTCCAACACCCAAATCCCAAAAGGTGTCAACACGGACGGAGGGATCATACGGAACCTTAGATATCCTACCATCCTGAAAGGCTTTCTGTAATTCCTTACCGAAAATAGACCCCGGAACATTCGCCACCCAGGAGCACTCATATTCCTGGTTGTACTGATCTTCCGACATGCCGATCCGCGCGGACTCAAGTTCGGATTGA